CAGGATGTATGGGCTCCTCATTTAACAAAAAAATAAATAAACAGCTAAAAGATATACAAAAAGATCCCAAAATTGAAAAAATATTAAATGAGGGATTTGATTTTACAGAAGATGAAAATGGTGTAAAGCGAACTGAATTATAATATAACGATAAAGGCACTTGACCTAAGTCAGGTGCTTTTATAATGCAAAATATACGGAGTAATAAGATGTGAATACTAAACAATATTTTGAAAAAAGAGCATTAGTAACAGAAAAACATAGCAAAGATAGAGGTGAAAAGTACCTTGATGAACTAAAAAAGTCTTATGAAGATATTGAAAAACAAATACAAAATGATATTTCAAAATGGCATAAAAAGTATACTGATACTGATGAAAGCATAAGCAATATTAATGCAAGAAAGCCGTTGAAACATGAAGAATTAAAAGAGTATTTGGAAGAAATCAAGAATAAGATTGAAAATAGTAATTTAAGTGATGATGACAAGACTACACTAAAGCAAGGATATTTATCTTCAAAGCTTAACAGACTTGAGAGCTTGCTAAAACAAACAGAATTAAATCTGAAGATACTGACAAAAGACTATGAAAATTCATCAAAAGAACATTTAGCAGAAAACTATAAGCAATCTTACAGTGAAGCTGCACATAGCTTATATAACTGTCCTACTGTTGATTTTGATCTTACTTTTGATAGATTTGACAATAGAGCTATAGAGCAAATAGTAAATACGAAGTGGAGTAATAAGGACTTTTCTGAGCGTATATGGAGACATTATTCCAATATGGCAAGTGATCTGCAAGGGATATTAAATATCGGTATTGCTCTTGGTTACTCTGTTGATAAGATGAGTAGACAGATAAGAGATAGGATGGATGTCAATTTTTCAAATGCTAAAAGGCTGATAAGGACTGAGAGTAACTATATCTTATCTGAAGCTACACAACGATTATATGAAAATGTAGGACTTGAAAAATATCAATTCTTGGCTACATTAGACTTTAGGACAAGTGAGATATGTCAAAGTCTTGATGGAAAGATATTTAATGTAAAAGACAGACAAATAGGATTAAATTGTAATCCTATGCATCCTAATTGTAGAAGCACTACTATACCATATCTGGAAGAATATCAAGATGAAGGTGATACAAGACTTGCAAGAGATATGGACGGCAAAAACTACAAGGTGCCTACCAATATGGATTATAAGGCTTGGTATGAGTCTATGAGTGAAAAAGAAAAAGATAAGTACAAGATAAACAGAAAGATGATGATAAATAGGAGTAGTGATGAAAAGGAATATGAAAAATATAGATTAATCTATGGAAATGAAATAGGAAATAATATTGAAGATTTTCAAAAAATGAAGTATAGTGATGATGAAAAGTGGGTAAAATATAAAAAAGAAAGACAAGAAAAATTAAATGCCTTAGATTATAGAGATGAGTTTTTTGGCAAGTTTGGTGATTTGGAAGTTAGAAAATGGTATAAGTCTCATGATGAAAATATACTTAATATCATTGATACTACAAAGAGTATAAAAGAACAGGCGATGCAAGCACATGCTCTTAGAAACAAGTATAGGACTGAGGCAAGGCTGATGATGTCAGACAGAGAAAAAGCTGAAGAACTTAATGAAAACAGACCTAATAAATCTTTTGAAGAATTGGTAGAATATAAGATTAGTAAAAAGAATTTATCTTTAGAAGAAGCATACAAAGACATCCTCGAAACAGCAGGCAAAACTAACAAGGAAGTAAATAAAAAATTTAATCTTGATTAGGAGGTAAAGTATGTATAATTATGATATTTGCAATCAAACAGATAAAGTGATTTTTCAAAAAAGTGTAAATAAACTAAAAAATATCCCTGATATGGATTATATCAATACATTAAAAGATGTTGACGATAGTTTAATTGCAAAGTTTACTTGTAGAAATGGAAATGTATTTATTAAAAATGATGAGATTGTAGGAGCATTGTATATAGAGTCTGACAAAGATATTGAGGACTTAATATATGATTAAAATTTAAAGCACTTAACATAAGTTAGGTGCTTTTATAATGCAATAAAATATAAATTGTTAATCGAGCATCTATCAAAGTGATAGGTGCTTTTATAATACAAAAAATTAAATTGGGAGGATAATATGAATTTTAGAAAAATCAATTTGCAACTTTTTGCAGCTGATACAGGTGCAGGTGGTAGTTCTCAAGGTGCTGATACATCTGCAAATACAGTACAAAATAACAATGATGGAGATAATCAAAACAGCAATGCGGATGGTAACACAAAAACATATACTGCAGATGATATTACAAGATTAAAACAAGAGTGGGCAAAGGAGCAGGAAAGTAGCTATCAGACTAAACTAAAAGAAGATATAGCAAAGGCTATTGAAGAAGAAAAAAGACTGTCTAAGCTTAGCAAAGATGAAAAAGATGCTGAAGAAAAACAAAAACTTCTTAGCAGAATAGAAAGTCTTGAAAAAGAAAAGGAACTTGGAATACTCAAAGAAAAAGCTTTAAATGCACTATCTGAGCAAAAGCTACCTAACTCATTTTTGAGTTTTGTCATTGGAGCAGATGAAAAAGCTACTTTTGATAATATTTCAGCTATAAAAACTGCATTTGATTCAGCTGTACAAGCACAGGTTGAAGAAAGGCTAAAAGGTAAGACACCAAACATTAGCAATACAGGTGGCAAAAGTGATAATATTGCTGAACAATTTGCTAATGCTTTAAGAGGTAAGTTTTAATATTTTTATTTGAAAAGGAGAGATAACATGGCTATAAACACATTAGAATATGCGAAAATTTTTCAATCACAACTAGACAGACAAATAATAGAAGATGCAACATCAGGTTGGATGGAAGATAATGCCGGACAGGTAAAATACTCAGGCGGAAATGAAGTAAAAATACCGACTATATCTACTCAAGGACTTGGTGACTATGACAGAGATAACGGATTTGTAAGAGGAGCTGTTACGCTTAGCTACGAAACATATAAGATGACTCAAGATAGAGGCAGAACATTTAGCCTTGATGCAATGGATGTAGATGAGTCTAATTTTATCGCAAATGCAGGCAATGTAATGGGAGTGTTTCAAGATGAGCATGTAATACCTGAGATTGACAGCTACAGATACTCAAAGATTTTCGCCCTTGCAAAGGCAGGCGGAAAAGTAACAGAAGGTTATACACCAGCAAAGGCTACAATAGTTGAGAAACTAAAAGCAGATATACAAGGGATAAGAAATACAGTATCACTTAATGCAGACCTTGTTATAATAATGTCACCAATCACAGCAGGTATCTTATCTGATGCACTTGAAAACAGCAGAAGAATAGATATAGGCAATTTCAAACAAGGTGAAATAGACCTTACTATCAAAAAATTTGACGGATTGCCAATCATAGAGGTTCCAAGTGATAGACTAAAAACCTTGTACAAGAAACAAGATGGAAAAACAGTAGGACAAGAGGCAGGCGGACTTGTAGCAGATACTACAGCAAAAGATATAAACTGGATAATAACTCCAAAAAACGCTCCAATAGCAGTATCAAAGACAGATTTAACAAGGATATTTAATCCTATGGAAAATCAACAAGCGAATGCTTGGAAGATTGACTATAGAAAGTATCACGACATTTGGATACCTAAACAAAGATTGCCACTTATAAGAGCGTGCTCAAACTAAGATAAAGAGAGGTGTAGTTATAAATGTATAAACTTCAAAATCTAAATATAGTAATTGAAACAGATGATGAAATGAAAAAAAACGAGCTTATATCTATAGGGTATGAGCTTGTTGATGAAGTAGAAAATAGTAATATGTCTACGGCTGATGCGACAAATAAAACTTCAGAAAATGAAATAACTAAAGATTATGATATATCTGAAGAACAATATGAAGACAGTGTTGATGAAACAGAAGAAAATAAAGCTGGGAAAAAATCCAAGGCTAAGAAGTAGGTGCTGATATGGCATCTACTTTTATTAATAAAGATGAGATATTAAGAAAAATCAAGTTATTGCTGAATATAAAATCAGATATTAATGACGACAAGTTAGTATATATTATTGACCTTATAATAGATGAGGTCGGAATATATACTAACATAAGTAATAGCAAATTACCTGCAAGACTTGAAAATATCATCGTTGATATATGCACAAAATATCTAAAAGTAAATAATTTTGGCATTGAAGATATAGCAGTATCGGATACAAAAAGTATCAAGCGTGGAGATACTACTATTGAATTTAATACATCTAATATACTTTCAACTATGAAAAGTGTTGGATATATTGAACAAGAAATAAGACTACTCAATAATTTTCGCAGAGTAAAGATGAGGTGATGATATGAATGAAAGACTGATACTATCAAAGATGTACTTTGATATTGCTGACATATATAGAATAAGTCAGGTAGAAGATAATGACGGATTGATGAAACAAAGTCGTCAAAAGGTCTATGAAGATATTAAATGCTCACTTTCAAAAAAAATCATATCATCACTAAATCAAGACACAAATACAAATACACTGACTATAAAACATATGCTTTTTGTTTCAGATGAAATAGATATAAAGCCGTCTGATATTATTCATATAACAAATAAAAATGAGTATTTCAAAGCAGGAGAGTGCTTTGTATATCCAGCCTCTCATAGTGAAATACTGCTTACTCAAAGTAAGAAGGTGAGTATATGAGTGTTGATTATTCTGAATTTATTGAATTTAGAGATAAATTTGAAAGACTAAGTAATGAGTTTGAGACTTTTTTAAAACAATTTTTGATAAAACAAGCTTTAGATGTGCTTGCTAAAACTAAGAAAGAATCACCTACAGATACTGGACTTCTAAGAAATTCTTGGACTATAGGCAATCAAGGTGTAGCTATAAGGTCAAAAACACTAAAAAGTGGAAAAAATAAGGGTAAGATACGGTACTACTCCGTGGAAAGTGCATTTGTAAACAATACATCTATTGATAATGTTGAAAGGGATGGAGATGTATTAAAGGTCACGATATCAAATCCGGTAGAATATGCAAAATATGTTGAGTACGGACATATGGATAGAAGCCATCAAAAATGGATAAATGGGAAGTTTATGTGCTCACTTTCAATTATTGAAGTTAAAAAGAAGATGCCAAAAAGATTCCAAAAAGAGTTTGAAACCTGGTTTGCAAGTTTTAATATGTAGGAGGTGCATATGCTTGAAATAGACAGATTGCTATCAAATGTATTAAAACAAAATTTTAAAGATGTAAGCATATACAATGAGCGTGCTGAAAATATGAAAAGTCCTGCATTTGTTATTAATATGATACAGAACAGTTTTGATAAAAAAGTGGGCAATCTGTATCAAAACGAAGTGCATTATCAAATCGTATATATTGAAAAAGAAGACAGAAACTACACTACAGACTATGAAACATATCAAAAGATAGCATTTAAACTGTATGATATCCTTGAACTGATAGAAGTAAAAGGAAAAAAACTCAAAGGATATGATATGAACTATAGAGTTCAAGATAATACTCTAATGTTTTTTGTATCGTTTAAAGTCAGATACTATAGAGATAACAAGCAAGAATTAATGAAAAAACTTGATTTTAATATGAAAAAGTGAATTCGCATCAGATACGAGCATAACAAGGCAGACGAATGAAAGGTGAAGTATATCATGCGAATTGAAAGGAGAATGATATGGCAGGAGGTAAGTTTTTAACATATAATAAAGCACTTCCGGGTGCATATATAAACTTCAAGAGCGTACCTGCTCCGGCATCAATAGTCGGCTCAAGAGGTATAGCGACAATGCCGTTGCCACTATCGTGGGGAGAACAAGGCAAGGTAATAAAACTACTATCTACAGACCTTGAGGACGGTAAATCATTGGCAAAGGTAGGTGTAACTGCATTTGATGACGAGGCAAAGCTACTTAGAGAATGTCTAAAGCACTGCTATAAGCTATATGTGTATCGTATAGACACAGGTGGAGCAAAGGCAAAAAAAGTCGAAGGAGCTTTGACCATAACGGCAAAATGTCCGGGTATTTTCGGAAATGAAATAAAAATTGTAACGGAGAAAAATAAAGACAATGTAAATATTGATGTAAACACATACTTCAAGACAAAACTTGTAGATAAGCAGACAGTTGCCAATATAAGTGAACTCAAGTCAAATGCTTTTGTTGACTTTGAGGGTACAGGAGCAGTTCCAATTCATGCAGGGATAATACTTGAAGGCGGAACAGACGGCACAGTAAAGACTAATAACTATACTGATTATTTGGCTGCTATGAGAGAATATCAGTTTAATACTATGGGAATACCGTCAGAAGATACGAAACTACCAAGAGTTGTTAAATCTTATGTGCAAAATGAAAGAGATAATGCCGGCAAGAAAATACAAGCTGTAGTATATAACTACAACTCAGCGAATTTTGAAGGCATTATTTCTGTAAAACAAGGATATAGAACTAAAATTGAAGAGATAAAACCACACGAGTTCGTTGCTACAGTTACAGGTATGACAGCAGGAGCAGAGATAAATCAATCAAACTGCTTTAAAATCATTGAAGCTGCAACAGAAATAATAAATTTCATCGCCGAAGATGACTTGGCTCAAGAAATAAAAAGTGGTTGGTTCTTGCTTACAAAGCGTATGGATGGCGAAATAGTAGTGCTTGACGACTTAAATACCTTTACTGACTATTCATCCGAAAAAGATGATGACTTTGGAAACAATAGAGTAATAAGAGTATTTGACGAGATAGGAAATACTACAAGGCTAATCTGGGAAAAATATTTTATCGGTAAAGAAAATAATGACAAGCAAGGTAGAGATGTCTTTAAATTACAACTGCTCAAGAATTTTTATGAACTACAAAATATCAGAGCCATACAAAACTTTTCTGCTGATGATGTAATTATCACTATGGGACAGAAAAAAGATGAGGTCAAGGTAGATGTATACATTCAACCGACTGACTCTATGAAGAAGTTA